ACTCACTAACACACAAGGAGGGAGTTCACCCTCGAAGTCAAACAATGAACACCCCTGGAGTATAGCCGGATTTACTCCTCCGGAAGGGCTGGATAGCCCGATGTATTCTGATTCTCAGGAATCACTTAGGCAACGCAGTACACAACGGTTTATTCCTAATGGACATTGCGTCGCGACTCACTGCAATCCAAAATATTATGGATTATTATCACACGGTAGAACGACAACGTATTGGCCATCTCATATGTGCCATGTATGTTGCGTTGGTGCTTCTTTGCCTCAATTCGTGCCTCAATCTGGTATATTTTATACTGGAGAATATTATGAAGGTGTCGTAATATTACCAGAGTTTGTTTATCCTGATGGTAGTTTGATAATTGATGCAATTAAAGAAGTTATACAGAAGAAACTTGATTATGATTTGTATTTTGAAATAGGAGATTTTTCTTTACCAATGCCAGATAGTGATTTTTACGCTACTGCTTTGAATACTGCTAAACGTTTTTTTAAAACGATATCAGGAAGCTAACACTTTTGTGGCACCACAACAACCTAAAAATTTACCTCAGTCTGGTGTGTTGACATCAGAAAGCATGGTTAAAGATAAAAAACAAATTCTGACCACTTTTATAAATGATACTATATCAGAAGAAGTATCATTTGATACGGATCACGAGAGAACATTGTACTCACACGATTCAAACATTGAGCAGTTGCAACATTTTTTGTCGAGACCTTTATTGGTTAACACATTTATATTAACACCTGGTTCTACAGCAGTTGCAACTAATCCTTTAATTAACCCTGTTCAAATTTTACCAAATCAGTTTTTTACTAATAAGAGGATTATGAATAGGATGAATAATTATAGAAATTTTAAATGCGATTTATGTTTTAAATTTTTGATAAATGGTACACCATTTCATTATGGAAGATATATTGCAGCAGCTTTACCCAATCATGTCGAAGACAGTTTATCGGCCTTAAGTAATATAGCTACAAGTGGTGGACCGTTGAACCGCTGTAGATTATCTCAACTTCCACATGTTTATTTGAACCCAACAACCAGTCAGGGAGGTTGCTTACGTTTAC